GAAACCGATTTCTTTACCAACCTCCAAAAGAGACGGGTTAACAAATGCCCCAACAACATTACTAACAAGCTTACACTTGTATTGCCATTGTCCTGAAGTAGTTTCAGTAGGATACTCATTCATTACCTGAATGATTGTTCTACGATCCACCAACTCAAGGTTGTCATTTGGTGAGAAGAAGTTTGTGTCAGTTGTCAAGATGAAAACTGCACCACCAGTAGCTAATATTTTTCCTGGTTCAGTTGTAGGAGCTCCACTCGCGTCAGTGACAGCGGAAGTGATAGTTCCTTTACGGAAAGGATAGCCTTTAAGAGCCCATTGGAATTTTCTGTTTCCAATTACCTTGAAGTCATCAGATGACATTCCTGGAGTTAATCCTTTCTTCGAGTAACCTCGACGTGCGAGGTAAGACGAGAACGCTGTGAAGTTATCTTCGAACAGGTTCACTACGTTTGTAGCAATCTCAGGGCGTGTCAATAAAGCCGCCGCTAAAGAGTTCGTCATTGTAGTCCTATTGGCATCATATGTACCAGTACCAATGATTTTCATTTCATTTAGTTTTTAAAATTTAACAATAAGACCATAGTTCTTTTAGAATCCTCCAAATCTTTCTGGAGCACTTAAAGCATCTAGGTCAATTCCTGGATCACCATTATTTCCGCCACCTTTCTTCGGGCCATTAGGAGTCTTGTCGAGCTTTCCAAAAACCGATTGTTTACCGGATTCTTTCGCATCAGTCAAAGCTGCTCTCACCTTATCGTCACCTTTCCACATCATCATGGCTAATTTTACCAATGTCTCGTCGCTTTGCAACATGTCCATCATCGGTGCTGTACCAGTTTTTTGATCAGGTGTTACTAACTTCTCGAAGAATTGACCGAACTCCGCCTTTTCAGCTTGGCTGATAGGAAGACCATAGATCTGCTCTGATTTGTTAATAATTTCTAGTGAATGTTTGATAGCGGTGTCACGCTCTTGCTTTGTCTGAGCCAATTGGTTTTGAATGTCCTGCTCTGACTTGATCCTCATGGCTTCGGTTTGTTGGCCTCGGCTTTGTGTGATCATGTTTCTTAATTTGCCTGCTTCTATTTCAAGCATACCGGCATTATCCAATTTATCCAATACCGTTTTAACCTTTTCATCATCCCAGTTCTGATTAGTCTCTTTCAAGTTCTGAGCTAAAAGATCTCTGTCAGGCATGTTAAGAACATCAACAGATTGTTGGAACGTCTCCATAATCTTGTCGAAGCCCACACCTGAGTTCAATGCTTCTTGCATCTTCATCAGTTCAGGGTGAATCTCTGGTTGCTGAGGTGTCATTATTTGTTGGAGAACAGCTAAATAGTTCTCCTCATTAACTCCTTCAGGAATTTCCCATTCAGGATTAGCCGCCTTGATTTGCTCAAATGGCTTCATCCAATAGTTATCCTGTGCCTCACCAGCATTAGAATCATTGTTTGGATTTCCTTCATTAGGATCTCCGTTTGGATTAGAATTCTCCAGGTTAGGATCTTCGTTCAATCTATTCCCTTGTGGCTCTTCATTAGAACCCGATGAAAGCTCATCCAAATTTGGTAAGCCGTCAGGGATCCCGTTGTCACCAGGAATTTGATCTATTTGTTGTTCTCCATCTACACCTTCTCCAGTTGATCCTGGCGAATGGATATGCGGATCATACCCCCCTTCAGGAGCTGACAATGCATCTAGGTTTACATCTAAAGATGCTCCTTGATTATCCGGCGTACTTTGGTTGTTCTCTGTGTCCATAATTCAAATTTTTAGTTCTTATTTCTGTTATCTGTTTTCTCTGTTCTGTAACAAATATAGTTGAATTTCACTACAAATGTTAATCTTTTATTTTCTCTTTTGCTGATTGGCTTTGCTGGATCTGGTTAGCAGCAGCTTCTACGCCGCCCATAGCAAGGTCTGCTTTAGCCATTACAAAGTCTTGATTAGCCTCTTTTTTCTGCTGTTCAAGAAATGCAAGTTCAGTAGATTCTTCAGTGTCAATTTTCTTGTGATCGATTTGATTTTCAATATCAACTTTATATTTTTCAAATTGTTGAGCCATATTGAATTTCTGCATCTCCCAGTTAAGTTTTCCTTCTTCAACTTTAGCCATCATCATTTTTGCATCATCGGCTTGTTTGTCCAGCATCATCTTTAATTCCTGGTCCATCTGCTTCAACTGCATATCATGTTGACGCTCTCCTTGAGTATTCGCCTGGGCTCTTTCCATAGCCAACTCCTCATACTGCTCAACCTTTGCTTCAAGTTCTCTTAAACTATCAACATTGTAAAGCTTGACAAGATTGGTAAAAGTCAACATACCTTTTTGCTGTTCCTGGTATGCCATTCCTTTTAAGTCCTGGAGAGCCTTTTCTTCTTTTCCACTATCTGAAGCGAATACCATGTAGTCAGCTCTTTCAAGTGCACCTTCAGGTATGTCAAGAAGTTCTTGTGCGAAATCTCCTAAAACATAAGATCCTCGTTTTCCTTTCTTCCAGGCTTTACGGCAAAGACTGATTAATCGATTAAGAACACGACGCTTTGTTTGTTCATGATCATAAAAGATAATCTCGGTAACAAGTGCAGAGTTTCGAATACTTTGTTCGGTTGTACCTACTTGATCTGTTGGTGCAACATCTCCCATACGTTGAGGAGATACACCAGTAATACTTGAAGCTAATTGTTCAAGATGCTGAAGCATCATAAGCAAGTACTGAATACCTGGTCCCATTGAATCATCGAAATTCTGGAACTGATTGAAAGTTGGTTGACGATTCAGACCAGACTTAACTGACTGGATCCAACCAACACCAATTTTACGTTGGTACATCCATTCCTTCATTGACATTCCTTCAGGGATCTGAGACTTATCCATAATAAATCCTTTGACTCCAGATAATGCCAACCACAATTCTTTGTGATAATGGATCAAGTTGTATAAGATCTGAATATCTTTCGCGGCCCATACAAGAGAGTATGGTTTTCTTGTCCAGTAATTATGAGCACGTCCAATATAAGGAAGCTCAACTCTACCGAAATTATCCTTAGCACGAACAACGTCTTTCTTTCGACAGTCAACAAAGATGCTTGAATCAATCATGATCGCTTGGTAAACATCATTCTTGTATCCAACCTCTTCTTTTTCTCCTTTTTCTTCGCGTACTTTTTCAGTACTGTCCATCATGTGAGTAAAGAATTTTCCTTCTTGATGAGGGTTTGGAGATTTCTTAGCTCGGACTTTAGTTGGGGATTGCCAGTAACATTTACATACACGAATCACATTCGCGTAATCCTCAGATCCTGCATACAAGGAATCATCTCCACATCCATCAACGCTATTGTTTCCGTATTGGGATCCATGATAACCATAGCCATATCCACTTTGGGTATTCACATATGAAGATCTTGTTTTAAGTTTCTCCATATCTTGAAAGCTCAAGTGATTTCCGTACTCATCAATGATTTGATTAATGGTCATGTATCGTTCTTCCATACACCACTCAGCTTCTCCGACCCATTCAACCTGGCTGTCTCCAGCATAGTAAAATCCTAGCGGATTAACCTTTCTGAATTCTGGATCCTCGCTATTCATTGAGTCCTCCCAGTCGCAGAAATAATATTCTTTATCAACTACAAGCTTATCTTCAAATCCAAGATTGAAAACATCTTTATTATTTTGAGTGGCCATAAGAAACTTGATTCCTTTTTCAGCCATTATTTCAAGGAAGTCCTTGAACTTGTATTTGAAATAGGTTTCAATTCCCTGGAGCTCTTTGTCTGTAATAAGGTTTTCGTGAGATATTACATACTTACCCATTGTAAGTTCGCGTTCAGCCTGTCTAAGCTTTTGTTCAAGATCAAATGGAACTTGACCAACTTCTTCAGTTGCCTTTTGCCTAGCATTATTTATCTCAGCTTGAATGTCTTCAATATTCTGAAGAGCCTGTTTGTATTGAAGCCCAAGCTCTTTCTTTTTAGCGGCCATTGTTGAAACAATCTTCTCGAATCGTTTCTGGCTCTTATCGTTTACAGAGTCACTATCAATAGTAAAAACTCTCCAGTTGAATGGACGTTTTGTTTCTTCAGCTCTTAGTCTGTCGAATTTCGGTCTAAGTAATGGAATAAACCTAATCTTTGCAGGATATTCATAGTCGTCTACTTTTCTAAGGTAATCAAAGTCAGCTTCGTTTTGTACTCCGTTATAGATATCGTAACAGAACTTATCTTTTGCTTTGGCAGTATTACTGGCAAAAGACATGTTTACAATAGCTCCAGCACACCGTTGCATCCAGACTTTGTCCTTCATATGCTCAGGGATATTTTGATTTGGTAACGCCATTTCTTTTTAAAATTTTTGTGTTATTCTTCCTTGGTTACTTTTAAAGTGGAAAAATTCTTCTTTCTTATTTCCAACAGACTCTCCCTTGGCTTTAATATTAACGTTGTCTTTCGCGTGGCATATTGCTAACGCGGAAGATATAGTGACATCACAGTTGTAGTTCTTTTCATTTCTGAACTTAATTGCTCTATCGATTTGGTGCATGTCATACATTACATCGCAATAATCTTCAATGTAATCTCGATACATGATCATCCATTCTGTTTTAGTTCCTGGATCCACACCGTACTTATTGTTCATCTTGCTGTCCTTCACATTTGCATAAGCAATTTGAGGACGCTCCTTTAGGTATCCTTCGAACCCATTGTTCTTGTACCAGTTGAAGATTGAAATGTTTGACCACTCAATCAGATTTGGAGCCTTGTAATACATACACAACTTTGCAGTCTCCTCGTAAAAGATATCAGCGGTCTTTGGTCTTTCAGTGTACCTGGCAACAAACATGTTCGATGTAGAATTCACATCTTTAAACATCTTGTACATAGAGCAGGATCCTTTCGAGTCTGAACTCTGTGCCTCATCCTTATCGTATGAATCGGTTCCTGCAACATAAAGGTTAAGGAATGTTTGGCCCATTTCATCTTTATCAGGATGCTCCATTATCAAAAGTGATCCGGTAGCATCATGAATAAACTTGACATCAACAATCTTTCCAAGTTCATTCTTAACCCAAACAAGTCTTCCTCTATCTGGAAGGTTCGACAACTTCTTGTTATTTCGAAGTCTCGCGTACTGTTGATTAAGTAATGCCTGGTTAAACATGTTTCCACCAGTCCTCATAAATGCCTCACTTGGAACAATTGGATCCTGAGTGATTGTATTTACAAAATCATCAACCTTCTTGGATTTTCTAGCGGCTTCACGTTTTCCATTGATATAATCAAGACTCTCTGCTTTAAGCGAGTTTCCTTCAGAATCAACCATCTTGTATTTCCATGCAGGACAGAAGTATCCAATTTTGTCGTCTCCTCCATCAGCCTCATACTCATTGTCGAACGCCATCATATCGTATGCGTCTGGATTGTAGAACATTTGTTCTAATTCAGCAGCACCTTTCTCCATGTCCCCTCCAGTTCCAACGATAATAGCAAATCCAGTCTTCTCTCCTCCTTCAGCTTCAAGTGCCGGCTGAATGTATTTGAAAGAATCAATTAATCCAGGGAACTTTCCTGCCTCCTCGAAAATAATAAGAGAGGGAGATTTACCGATCGTCGCTTGTGGATTGTTCTTCGATGTGATGTTATAGATCTCACTTTGAATTCCTTTCCAATGAGGAACACCGTTTGTGATCTCTTTGAACCTGGCCATCACATAGTCAAGTTTATCTGGCTGTCTTCTCTTGAAAAACTCAGTCTCCTTTAAGGAGTTGAGTCCACGAAGACACATCCTCATTGTCGCGTTCGAATATTTCTCTTCACCTGCCGTAATGATTGCTTGTGAGTGAGGAAAGAATGTGAATTCCTTACCAAGCAATGCTGCATGTTTTTCAGAGAAACCTTTCTGACGAGCCTTTACCACAACCAAATGTTTACCAGCATTCCTTGCAGCTTCAACAGCAAGAAAATAATGGTGGTCCATATCAAGGAACCTTGGTGAGATCAGAGTCTTCCTTCCAGTTTTAGGGTCTTTTCCACGGATCTTCCAGAAATTAAGATACCAGTAATAGTCTCCAGTGATGTAAACTCCACCCACTGTATAACCTTCAAGGCATCTACGTTTCTGTTCTATCCACCAAGCCCGATACTCGTATGAGATCGGATTAGCAGTGGTCAAACCATTATTCACCACTGGGGAGAATTGTTTAGTGTTGACAAACATAATGTACTTTAATACGTCAATATACAAAGAACGAAATAATCTGTTCTCTTGTTTCTTGTTTCTATGGAAATTTATTTACTTAGCCTGGAACGCATCCTCATGGAGCATCGCATAACTAAACTTGTTCCCATTTCCGTGGGCTTCTTGAACTTGTGCCATTAGGTACAGTAGTTCCATATTATCATTTACAGCTCCCCAACACCCGGCAGACCAATTGTTAACGTCGTTTCCAACAGTTCCCATGTCATGACCATTAGTATTGTAGATTGCTTCTTCTTCAGGACCATCAAACTCAAGATACTTATCTCGATCTGCATCCCTCCAGTATTTCATTTTTCCAGTTTGACGGAAGGCTTCTTGTCCATTATGACCACCTTTCTTCATGTAGGTGTAAGCACCTCTATGCTGAACGCCGTGTTGAATAATAGCAGTCCCATCAATGTGCATTGGCTTTAATCGATAGTAAAGCCCGGCATCAGTAGTACCTTCACATACCACACTAATTATTCCACCTTTACTTGTAAACATGGAAGCAAAGAGCCAGTCATTAAACTTGTTCGATGCATTGTCTTTTGTTCTTATTCCACCAAGGGTAACGTCAAAAGGTCGTTCAAAAACAACCATATCTGATTGTCTCATTACTTTGTGAATCTCTTCAATTGTAGGTCTATCCATCTTGTTTCTGTTTAAAAGGGTTAGGTATTTTAGGTATCCAGCTCCTGATAAAGAGCCCTGCCACCAATCCAATTATTAATAATAACCACCAGATCTTTCCCATCTGGCGTTGGAACCAACTTCCTTTTTGTTGCTTCGTATCTTCCTTGGCTAGTTTAACAGCAGCGTTATTCGCATCATCAAGCCTTTTTGTTATTTCCTTGTTTAATTTTTTCAGAGCATTCAGAGAATCTTGTAATCGATTAGTCTCAAGCTTATACATCTTTTCAATATGCCTAAGAGAATCTTTTGCCATTCTTTTTTCATATCGTAGCTCACGACTTGTTTTTGATTTAAGATCCTGGAGATCTTTAAGAGTAAAGTCACATGGAACCTTGATCGTATTCGTTTGGATGATTAATGAATCCTTTCCGTCTGCACCTGGTATTGTGTCGTACTCAGTTACACGTATTGTATCCGTTGGGAAAGCTAAATTAGGATCTCTATCAATTGCTTTCTCAATCTTCGTTATTCCACTATCAAATAATTCCTGCGGTGTTTGGCAGGAAGCGATTAACAATAAAAACGATATGGCGAACAATAATCTCATACTAATCAATTTTACCTGTGGCTTCTAAAATAAAGTGCAATGATATCGGCAACATTCCAATCCATTCTCCCCAGAATATTGAGTACCAATGAAAAATGAAACAACCAATCATTCCAAAAAGAACAAATATAGAGAATATGATTTTGAACCATCTTTCCTTTTTACTAC